CCCTGGCCAGACGGAACCTGGCCGGAGGTATTGCACCTCCTACTATCCCAACAACTCCATCTGCACCTACCGAAGAGGATGAGGACATGCTCAAAGTCATGCGTAACAAGCAGGGGGTGGACTACGTCTACGGGCCGAACTACTTCGACAAGGTCGAGACGGAAGCCGAGTATTTCTTTTACACGGCGGCCCATCTGATCGACACCCCGCATGGGCAGGCTCCCGTGTCGGAACAGAATCTGATCGATTTCATCGAAGTCCAGGTCCGCAAGAACCAGGCAGCAGGTGTGCCCTCCAGTGGCGGGACCTTTCCCGTTCCGGCTCCGGTAGCTACCTACACCGTGGTCTCTGGGGATACCTTGTCCGGCATCGCCGCCAAGACCGGTAAGTCTGTTGCTGACCTACAAGCCTGGAACAACATCACGGACCCCAACTCGATCAACGTCGGCCAGGTGCTCCGCCTGGGCCCCTCGTAGGCCCGGTCCGGGACAAGCGAGACGGATACCGGGCCGAAGTGGACCGAGCTGCGGAGCAGTTCGGACTGGACAGGAAATGGTCGGACGCGCAAGTTATGAAGGCCAAGCGCATCTGCTACAGAACCGTGTGGACGGAGTCGGACTGGCGGAACCTCGCCAACCCGTCCGTACCGGAGTCCCTGCTGGTGGTGCCGAACGATGGGTTCGGACGGGATCTGGATTCCACCGGCCTGTACCAGCAGCGGGCACGCTGGTGGGGGACAGTGGTGGGGTCCATGGACCCGTTCACTGCAACCGTGCGGTTCCTGTCCGTGATGATCATCAACTCACCACTGTGGTTCACCGAGGACGAATCAACGACATGCCAGTGGGTTCAGCAATCATCGTTTGACGGAGTTAAGATTAACCCTGCAACCGGCAAGCCGTACCCGTTCGCTGCCAATTACAAGGACCGCCAGGCGCAGACGGATGCCCTTGCTGCAGACGTGCTGTACTTCACCAAACAAGGAGCTTGATGTCCGGAATCGGAAGCCCCTGGACGTCCGTCAAGGTGAAGGGCGTCGGAAAAGCTGTAAAGATCATGGAAGCACTGGCCATCCGGGTCGGGGCTATCGAAGAGAAGGTGGATTCGCTCATGAGCAGTGCCGAACAGATCAGTACCAACCTGACGAACATCTCAGGTGACATCGACGGCCTCCAGGCATCGATCACCGCACTTCAGGGTACGAACGCTACTCTGCAGACCGCCGTTGATGGTCTCCCGGCTGAAGTCGCCGCACAGGTTCAGGCAGCCCAGGAGGCGCAGAACCAGGCCCTGCAGGCTGTCGTTGACCAGTCCCAGGCCCTCGCGGACCGCATTCCGGACGCACCGGCCCCGGAACCCGCACCGCCGGTGGACCCCAACCAGCCTGTCTGACCCTCCCCGGGGTACAGAAGATCCCCGTACACACAATGTACGGGGGTCTTCTGTATGTCTACGCAGACTTCTGCGACCCCCAGTTGGCGGGCTGCTGCGCCGGTTCCAGCTCCTTCGGTAGGAAGTACACCGGCCGCTGGTTCTCCCCGGCCGTGAACACCACCGCAGCCTCCACTGCGATCCCGGGATGCGACACGTCCCGCTGATCGTTGTAGGACATCAACCGGCCGACACGTCCCCGGTACCTCCCGGCAGACACCACGCGGACGAATGTCCGGCGCTTGAACCCGAACTCCAGCTCACACTCATGCTGCTTCCGCAGCGCCGTCTCTTGCGCCTTGGCAGCGCGTTCCTTGGCATCAATCACGATCGTCTACGTCCTTGCTCGTGAAGTGGTCCGGGGTGGGCGGGAGGTCTTCGGAGACGGAGTCAGGTGTCCTCTCCCCACTGAACGCGCGAACGGGCGCGTCGGAGACTCCCATGCCGGAGAGGGTGGTCCGAGACCCTGGCTGGGTAGGGATCCCGGGACCAGTGCCAGCTTCGCCCGCAGCGTCCGGTGCAACTGGTCCGTCTGGGAAGGGCTCGGACCGACATCCACCAACGCCTGTGACTGTTGGTGTGCCCACGTAGTGACCTCCATTGTCTGGGTGGCCCGGTACTGTTCCCGGATCTCACCTGCATAGTGCACGGCGTTCTCGATCACACCGGCATTCTTTTCCCAACTCTGGAGACCGTAATTCGTACGGTCCACATTCTCCCCGAGAGGCATGCTGGAATCCCAGCGAGCCTCCTGCGGAACAGTTGGGTCCGATCGCAGCACCTGCTCTACAGCGATCGAATCAGTAGGCTCGTTGAGCCGGTAGTTATCTACCAGCACCTGTGCGATCTTCTGATTCAGCGGATCCCCGAACTCCTGTGGGCTGAGCTGCATCACCACCGGGATGGCAGCCGGGTCATACATCGCGACCGCGAGCAGACTCTCCTCCGCCACCACATTCCCACCGATCGGGTTGTCCTGCACTGTGTTCCAATCATCGGGCCGCTTGTTGAAGATCATCTTCTCTTTCAGCTGCGGAGCAGGATCCACCTTGCTCTCCAGCCATTCCTTCAGCTCCGTAGGGTAGAGGTTGGTAGCGTTCTCCTTCCGGACCTCCCATGCGGCCATATCGTCACGGTGTTCCATGACGAACTTCCGGTGCATGCAGCTCGCCTTGCACGCGGACATCCCAGGTGAGCAGGGCACGGGTCAGCCTGTGGGGGCGGGAGCAGCAGCCGGAACGGACAGGTCCCCACCCGGTGCCCACACCGTGATTCCGGAAGGGATGGCGGCGCGCAGGTCGATCTCACCGCAGACCGGGCAGGAGTTGTAGCCCTGCTGCTTGGTGGCGTTGGTCTGCGCATCGATCTGTGCCTGCGCCAGTTTGCCCTGCGAAGCCTGAGTTGCACCGGCCTGAGTAGCGACTGCCGAGAAGCTGGCGTTGATCGCATCCTGAGTTGCCTGCGGCAGTGTCACCTGAGACAGCACGAACTGAATGCCCGTGAACAACGGCATCCCCAGGTTGGTCTGCACATCGGTCTCGAAGGACTTGTTCACCGCATCCTGGATACTCGCCAGTGTGGCGTTCCCCGTGGCGTTGGTGCTATCAACTGCTGCGGTGGCATTAAATGCCAGTGCACAGGAGGCCACCAGATCCTGGCAACGCACGGTTCCGATCTCGGTCCGCAGCACGTTCTGCACCAGATTGCCCAGGGTGGCGTTCAGGAACGGGGACCAACCGTCTTCGTCCCATGCGTGCTTCTGATCGTTACCAGAAGGAAAAGTCCTTGTGCCGAAAGCGTTGTCGAATTGCTCCAAGACCGCTCGATCGGTGTTGAGCTGGAAGTAGAACGTGCCTGTGACCCCGACGCTCACCCCGTCCTTAGTGGGCACGTTGATGACCTCGTTGCTGTCGGCGTCCGCACTGTTGCCGACCTTGAAGAACCGCTGGCTGGCCGGGTAGGGGTGCTCGGTGGAGTGCCATCCTTCCCAGGTGTTGCCGGAGTTGGGGTAGACCACGTCTCGGATGGAGGTGTCGTCCAGCCATCCACCGTTGCGGACAACGATCACAGTGCCACCGTCTGTCTTGCTGAAGGTCGGACCGGAAAGCCCGATGATGATGCAGAGCAGGACGAGTCCTGTTCCTACGATTGCTGCGATTGCCTTACCCATTGCTCGGAAGTGCCTTTCGTTAGGAGAAATCGCCGGGCGCGTCTGCGACGGCGGACTGCAGGAGAACAGAGGCTACAACGCCGTCTGCCTGGGACTGGCCGGGGCGGTTGTTGTACGCCCGGCGGAGTGCGGTGATCAGGTCGGGTACCTCTGAGTAGGGAAGATCCGTCCAGCGACCGTTGTACCCGACCATTACGTTCTCAGGGATCCAACGGTTCTGTTCCACTCGGGCAGTGTTGTTTCTGTCTCTTGGCATGCTCTGATCATGCCAGAGTATTGCACTCGGAGTCAACAACTGGTTAGGTAGTGGCATGCCCCTCGAACAAGTCTCCTACTCATCCCTCAAACAGTGGTCGCTGTGCCCGCGTCTGGGATACCTCGGCCAGCATCTCGGACTGCAGAAGGTGGACCAGGACCGCACCGGTGCCCTTCCGTTCGGTTCCCGGGTGCACCTCGCCCTGCAGCTGTGGGGAGAGTCGGGCTGGATGATCCCCCCGGCCAAGATCTGGAAGCGGCTGATGGACCGCGAATTCATTCTCGCGGAGGAGCTGGGCTGGCCACATGAGCTGGACAAAGAGTCCGCAATGGGCCAGGTGATGCTGGAGGGCTTCGCGGAGTGGCTGGAGGAGGAGGGCATCTACTCCAAGTGGACCGTGGTCGGGATCGAGACCAAGTTGTCTACCACTCTCACCATCGAACTGGAGGACGGCCAGCAGGTGGACGTGCTGCTACGCGGCAAGCTGGACCTGCTGGAGCAGCGGAACTCGGACGGCGCGCTGTTCGTGGACGACTACAAGACCACCAGCTCGCTCACAGAGGATTCGATCCAGGCCAAGCTTTCGGAGTCCCAGCTGCCGCTGTACGTCATCCTGGCCCGGCGGCAGGCACCGGACCAGTGGGTTTCCGGTGGGGTGTTCACCCAGCTCCGCAAGGTGCTGCGCGGGCCCCGGTCCAAGGCCCCGTTCTACGACAGGCTGGAGATCCCGTACTCCGACGCCAAGCTCGCAGCTGCGGAGCGGAACATCGTGGCAGAAGCATCTGCGATAGCTTCCATCGTGGAGAAGCTGGAGCGCGGTGCAAACCACCTGGACGTCGCCCCCTACCACCCCAGTTGGGCCTGCAAGACCTGCCCGTTCCGGCTGCCGTGCACCGAGATGCAGGAAGGGAACCTGGACGGTGCAGACCGGATGCTGGAGAATCTCTACGCTGAGGGCAACCCGCTGCAGAGGTACGAAGATGACCAGAGCAACACGCTCGAAGCATTAGGTTTCCGGCGTCCCATCCTGTAGTATTGTAGATCTACTCAACTTCACCCCACACCCTTCACCCCGGAGCCACGGCTCTGTTCCCCCTGCGAAAGGAGGGAGCGTATGTAAGCCCACTGAGCGTGAGTATCCAGTTACCGCCAGTGAAAGAAGGTTCACCTCCGTGGCGCAGCCACAAAAACTCCGCAAGTCCCTCTCCATCCTCGTGCATGGTGAGAGCAAGGCCGGGAAGTCCATGATCGGAGTATCCGGGGCTACGCCCCGGCTACTGATGGACGTCGAATCTGCAGCGCACTTCCTGCCGATCAACGCGGTGTACTGGGATCCTCGGACACCGCCGCCGGTTGAAGACGGAACCTGGGACACCGCCGTCGTCAACATCGACACCTGGAAGGATGCGACGGACACCATCAAAGCCCTGCAGTCACGTCCGCATCCGTTCAAAAGCCTTTCCCTGGACTCGATCTCGGAGCTGCAGAACAAGTGCATCGAAGACATCGCGGGGCTGAACCAGGTCAAGCTGCAGGACTGGGGCACCGCGCTGAGGTACATGCGAAGCCTCTGCGGCGAGATCCGGGATCTCACCAAGCACCCTGAGCGCCCGTTCGCATCGGTCGTGGTGACATCGATGTCGAAGTTCAACGACGAGACCAAGAAGTGGGAGCCATATCTGCAGGGCCAGATGAAGTCTGTGCTCCCCTACCTGTTCGATGTCAACGCTTTCCTGATCAAGAGGGAAGTGAACAGAGGCGGATGGGTCACCATCCGCGAGCTGTACACCGAACCGTCCAACAACGCAGGTGTGAAGTTCACGGCAGGCAGCCGGATTGCCGGTCGGGTTCCGAACCCTCTGGAGTTGGACGTCATCACCGGGGACAGCCTGGAAGAGATCAGCAAGGCGAACACCACTGTGCGCCAACTGATTCGGGCTGCGTTCGCAATGAGTTTGGGCTCCATGCCCAAGCCAGCACCAACACCGGACACGACCGTGCCTCCGGTGGTCAAAGTTGAGCAAGGAGTACTGAAGTAATGGTCGATCAGGACAGCGATTTCGATTTCGCAGGCGAGCTTGCGAACATGGACGACATCCAGACCGGCAGCGCACTGCTGCCCGAAGATGAGTACAACTGGGTGGTGAAGGGCGCGACCACGGGTGTGTCTTCCAACGGCAACCCCAGCATCAACCTGCAGCTGGAGATCATCGACGGCCCATACCGGGGCAAGTCCGTGATCCACAACATCTACTACTCGACCCAGAAGCAGTCCGGGATCGAGTTCTTCTGGCGGCAGCTGAAGACGCTGGGCATCACCTCCGGCATGGTCCGGGACGAGGGCTGGACGCAGAAGGTCATCGCGGCCAAGATGGTCAACGCGCAGATCACCGCGAAGATCAAGCACGAGACCTACCAGGAGGTGGAGCGGGCCAAGACCCAGCTCACCAAGCTGATCGTCAACCCGAACCTGAAGGGGGGCGGTGCGTCAGCACCGGGGACCACAGCAGCTCCGTCGCAGAACACCCTCCCGAAGTACGTGGACGACGGCGACAACGGAGCGGAACCGGCTTCACAGCTGGAGTCGGTCGGCGCACCGGCCGGGACGCCCACGGCGGTTGACGACGATCCCTGGGGATCCCAGGACTCCTGAGTCCGTCCCTGCGGCACAGCCCGCTCTTGCTCCGGCAGGGGCGGGCTGTTTCGTCTCCTGAGAAAGGTTGCAATGGAAGTCCCTAAGTTCTCAATCCGAGTGCTGGACCATCCCGACAAGGTCTCGCAGTTCTGGGAGTGGCTCACCCACCGCCCGCAGGGCTATGTGGCGTGCGACATCGAAACCGGATCCGTGCCCGGTGGGCATGAGCTGGAAATCTACCGACCAGGGTTCCACGTCCGGATGATGCAGTTCGGTGACGCACAGGGCGGTTGGGCCATCCCGTTCCAGGAGTGGAAGGGACTGGTCAAGGGCTCGTTCGACTGGGTCTCCCAATCACGCACCACCCATGTCTGGCACAACGGGTTCGGTTACGACGCGTCCGCGCTCTGGCAGGAGGGGATCGTCATCGACCCCACCTGTATGCACGACACCCAGATCACCGCAGGGATCGGTGGATTCGCCGGGGAGTCCCGCAAGCTGAAGACGTTGCTGCGCAGGGAGTTCGGGCCGTGGGCATCGGTGGGAGAAGACATCCTGCACACCGGCATGAAGAACGCCGGTTGGACCTGGACCGACATCCCGATGGGGTGGAAGCCCTACCCGATGTACGGCGTGGTGGACGTCGTCGGCACCAGCATGCTGTACGAGCGCTGGGAGCCGTGGCGTAAGCAGTTCGCCGCTCACCATGACATGGAGATCGCGACATCAGTGATCACCAACCAGATGTCCCGCACCGGGATGATGGTGGACGGTGAGTACCTGGCCACCGAGATCATGCGGCTCGCGGAGGAAGAAGATGCTCTCCTGAAGGAGAGCATGGCAATGGGCTGGGGAGATCCGAACAAGCGCACCGAGGTTCTCCGCATCCTGCATCAGGCAGGTGTGTTGGATGAGAAGCGGCTGACCGATGGCGGTCAGATCTCAATTGACAAGAAACAGATGATCCAGGTCGGGAACAAGCACCCTCTGGCGGAGCTGCGGCTGAAGTACATGTTCGTGCAGCGCATGCGGAAGGACTACCTGGAGAAGATTCTCGGGCTGATCGGTGGAGAGATGTCCCCACAGGTCATCCACCCCAGCATCTGGTCCATGGCTGCAAAGACGTCCCGCATGTCGGTGTCCAACCCTCCGCTGCAGCAGATGCCGTCCAATGACCACACCGCGCGGCGGGCGTTCATTCCGGACAATCCGGATCATGTGCTCATCGGTGCTGATTTCGGACAAATAGAGATGAGAACCTGGGCGATCATGAACAATGATCAGCTCCTGAAGGACATGTTCAACGAGGCCGATCGTACCGGCCAGGACTTCTTCGTGCTGATGGCCAAGGATCTCTACAACGAGCCCGACTTCAAAAAGTCCGACCCCCGGCGCGGACCGATCAAGAACACCGCGTACGCCACCATTTACGCCGGTGGGGACATGACCATCGCGGAGACCGCCGGTCTGCCACTGGAACAGGTGCAGCCAACCATCAACGCGCTGAAGGACCGGTACCCCAGTTTCAAGGACGCCGGGCAGTCCATGGTCACCAAGACCGCAGACGGCATCTTCGAAGCCTGGACCCCCAACGGACGCCGGTTCCGGGTGCGGGAATGGAAGGACAAGCGGGTGCTCCCCAACTGGTGTGGCCAAGGTTGGGCTGCGACCATCCTGAAGGACTCCGCGATCGGCTGTAAGGCGGCTGGCCTGGGGGACAACCTTCGGCTGGCGGTGCACGACGAACTGATCTTCTCCGTGCCCCGTGATGAAGCGAAAGACGCAGCCATGGAAATCGAAGAGATCATGAACAGCCAGATCGATCCGGCTGAACACGGCGTGGCGATTCGCGCCAAGGCCAACATCGGGGACAACTGGGCGGAATTGAAGTAGATATAAGTAAGCACCTAGCTCACATACTACAAGAAGAGGTCATAATGCTGATTGCGGTAACCGGATATAAGAACTCTGGCAAGAACGCTGTATGCAACGTGCTGGAGCAGGAGTACGGATTCAAGATCACAGGGATGGCGGACGCTCTGAAGGAGCAGATGTACATCCTGAACCCGATCATTCACGCCATCATTCGTACCGAGTTCGATGGAGGTGGGCCGGACTACTTCGAGGGAAACAAGCATGTGGAGGTGGTCCGCCTCAGAGAGATCATTGCCGAAGACGGGTGGGACGAAGCCAAAGAGAAGTACCCCGAGATCCGGCGTCTCCTGCAGATCGGCGGGACGGAAGCCGGACGCAACATCTTCGGGGAGAACATCTGGCCAGAGACCTGGTACAAGCGCACAAAGGTGTGGCTGAAGCAAGGATATGACGTCTGCGTCTCGGACATGCGGTTCCTGAACGAGGCCGCGTTCGTGCGGGAGCTAGGTGGATATGTATGGCGGGTGCAGCGCTCCGGGTGTGTTGCTGGGTTGCACGCCAGTGAAAGTGAACTGGACAAGATCGAACCAGATCAGGTGATCAACAACGACAGCGCTCTGGCAGACCTTGTTCCACTCGTACGGCATCTGAGGGCAGCGGCGTGGTGAGGGTACTCAGTGTAGACCCCGGCGGGACCAGCTCCAGTGTCCGGCGCGAGGCGCAGGGCAAGGGCGGTGCCACGGGTGCTGTGCTGTTCGAGCCGCTGGAGCGGTTCAAGATCCAGGTGCTGGACTGGTGGGAGATCACCGAACGCCTGGAGTTCCTTGACATGGCACAGCAGATGCACGACAATGGGGTGGAGCACTGCATCTGTGAGTACTTCTACCCGGCTGATTTCAACAAGACTTGGCAGCCGGATGTCATCTACATCATCGGAACGCTGGAGTACATCTGGCGTCCCGAGCATTTCTACAACAAGACCCGGGCCTCGGACGCGAACCAGTGGGGCACGGACACCAAAATCGCTCCCTACCGGGACGCCGGAGTCGGCAAGGGTGGCCACGGCCACGCACTGATGGCTCTTCGCCACGCACTGCACTGGACGGCACACGTCTGGGAAGGATGGAAGACATAATGAAGATGGAACTCTCGTTCCTTCCGGACGGTCTGGACCGGAGGCTAGCCGGGCACATCGCGGTGGACGTGCCGCCCACCTACCACGACGTGATCAAGGAGATCCCGGGGTACAAGTGGGCCGCGCACGCCCGGACGTGCACGGTGCCGAAGGCGTGGCCAGCCGCGCTCGCGCTCGGTGCGGTGGCCACGAAGTACGGGTTCACCCTGTCTCCGGATGAAGAGGTGCTGGCCTGGTACCGGCGCAACCAGCAGGAGTGGAAGACGCTGCGGGATGCAGCTGGCTACCTCGGTTCCGATCTGGAGAAGGAAGAGGGCCTGTCCTACTACCCGCATCAGATCACCGGGGCGGACTGGTTGCTGCTGTCCACGGAGACCACAGGACGCGCTCTGTTGGACCAGACCGGGTCCGGCAAGACAAACACGTTCATCCACGCGATCCAGAAGGGGAACCTCACTGCCAAGGGACCGGCCCTGGTGATCTGCCCGGAGTCCGTGATGACCACCGGCTGGTCCCAGAGTTTGGAGCGGTTCGCTCCGGAGCTGCGAACGGTGGAGATCACTGGCACCCCGACCCAGCGGCGGAAGACCGTAGCTGCGATTAAGGAGGGCCTCTACGACGTCGCCATCATCGGCTACTCGAACCTCCGCACCAGCACCAGGCTGGAGGCCATGCCCGGCCACGCACTGAAGCGCTGCGTGGCCTGCGGTGGGCCCCGGCTGACATGCCAGGGGAACGTGGATGACAAGGGCAACCCGATGCCGGACCTGCACTACCACGAAGATGTTCGGATCGCTGTAGATGGGAGATCCTTCCGGGCGTACTGCAAATTCCCGGATTGCGAATGGCGCGGACCGATCCGGCAGTTCGGACTGCAGGCTGCCTGGGACCTGGCGGAACACACCCTGGTCTTCAAGAAGATCTCCGAGCTGACCATCGCCCAGTGCCAGACGCACATGAAGGAACTCAACGAGATCGAGTGGTCCGTGATTATCGCGGACGAAGCGCACCGCGTGCTGAACCACCAATCCCAGACTTCCATGTCACTCAACGGGATCGCTCACTACTCACCCTCGAACCCGCTCCGGTGGGCCGCGACCGGAACTCCGATCGCCACGAAGGTGGAGCAGGTGTGGTCCATCTTGCACTTCCTGGACCCTGTGGCGTGGCCACTGCGGTCCAAGTGGGTGGAGTGGCACTGCGTCAAGGGCTACAACAACTACGGGTTCCTGGAGTGGCAGGGTCTGCAGGAGAAGCGTGAGGCTGAGTTCCGCAGTACCTGGTCGGCCGTCACCCGCCGCGTGCTGAAGGAGCAGGTGCTGGACCTTCCGCCGCAGCTGCGCTGGGGTTCCCTGGAGGAACGCCTGACGATGTCCCGCAGCAGTGCGCAGTACCGCGTCTACCACGAGATGAAAGCCGAGATGCTGGCCATGGTGGACGAGGGCGAGATCACCGCGCAGAACGTCCTGGTGCAGGCCGGGCGGCTGTCCATGCTGGCCTCCGGTACTGGCTACCCCATCGGCCAGGACGGTGAGCTGGGTCTGAAGATGCCGTCCGTGAAGGTGGACGCACTGGTCCAGATGTGGAAGGACGGGGAGTGGGAGGGGGAGCAGCTCGCGGTGCTGTTCAACTCCCGGAAGGCTCTGCGGATGTGTGAGGACGCCCTGTACGGGGAGGGGCTGATCCGTCCGGACACGGTGTCCATCATCGCCGGGGATGTTCCGCAGAAGCGGCGGTCCGAGGACATCAACGACTTCCAGTCCGGGAAGCGGAGGGTGGTGCTGTTGACGTATGCGGCCGGTGGCACGGGTATCACGTTGACAGCTGCCAGCACGGTGGTGGTGTTCGAGCGGTCCTGGTCCCCGATCCTGAACGCTCAGGGGATCGACAGGTTCCACCGGATCGGTTCGGAGCGACACGCGGCGATCACCTACCGGGATCTCGTGGTCGCCGGGACCATTGAGGTGAAGCAGTTGGACCGGATGACCCAGAACGATGAGCGGTTGGAGTCGATCGTTCACGACCGGGACAAACTCAGGGAGCTGTTCGGTGCCTGATATTGTCCAGTCATGAGGAGACTCCTAGCTGAGCCGGACGCTGCCGTCGTGACTCAACTGAAGGCGAACCCTGGGCAGTGGTATGCCATTGCGGCCGGACCGGTAGATGAGCGGCACAAGTACGCACAGACGGCATACCGGATCCGGCGCGGGGACCGGGCAGCGTTCCGTCCGGCTGGACAGTTCGCTGCCACGGTGAAGGTCAATGACGAATGGGAGGATCCGGCGGAGCTGCGGGCTATGTATGTACCCGACGGGGATTGTTCACCGGCTTCGGCTTGATCTCCGGAGCTGGTGTCAACTTCTTCCCGGCGGGGTGGCGGGACATGGACTGGTTGACCTGAGTCTCATACGAGGGTCGGTCTTCAGTGAACAGTGGGATTGGCTTTTCCATACTTGGGATTATCCGAGACGAATACCCGATTTGTCCGGACCTGAAAGAGTGATTCTTTCCCTGCCTCTGCTCACTGTTCGTGGAGTAGCATGCCGGGGTGTCCCCACCGTGATCACGCCGGAACCAGTTCCAGTGAGCTGAACCGGCTTCCGGTGTGGTGGTCCGATGGTGATGTGCCCCGGGGTTTGCCCGATCTCAATGAACAGGTTCCCGACACCTGCCAGTACCAGGGTTGCGCGCAGGACCGTGATGGTGGCCGGGGTGATGCTGATGGCACCGGCACCGGACAGTTGCACCGAAGATGTGAGTACGCGGGTGGGGATGACCTGCATGCCACCAGCACCGGGGAGCTGCACTTGGGCTGTCTTGGAGACAGTTCCTGCCAGGAAGAAGAACTCCGAACCCTGGAGTGCAAGCGTGGCGAAGTGGGTGAGCACCCCGGAAATGCTCAAAGTCCCGGAACCGGCCAGAGTGACGGACGCGGTGGTTGCCTGTCCGACCACGCTGGCGATGATGCTGAGCGTCCCCGACCCTGAAAGGGTGGGGGACGCAAACCGAGTAATCGACGGCGTGATAGACAGCGTCCCGCTGCCAGAAAGGGTTATTACACCCGGTGTCCCGACTGTAGCTCCCACGGACAGCACACCGGAGCCCGAGAGTGAGACCGTGTATGCATGTACGACAATTGCTGTGGCAGTGCAGGTTCCAGTCCCGGAAAGAGTGTAGGACACTGAAACTAGTTTCAGTGCAGTGATTGTCAGAGATCCGGAACCATCGAACGACAGTATGGTGCTGCCACTGGTGGTAGCTGTGACAGTCAGGGTTCCGGTGCCGTCAAGCGGGACCACCGTGGAGCTGAGTACCTGACCGGTAACGGACAGTGTCCCGGCACCGGCAAAAGTCGGTGAGCCCGGGATCATCCGTACTGCTGCGGTGATGGTCAGGGTGCCGGTGCTGGAGAACGTGGGAGAACTGGAGATCGTGTCCGTGCCGGTGATGCTCAGTACCCCTGCCCCTGCAAAGATCAGGGATGCGGTACCGCCGCCGGTGGTGGAGACGGTGAAGCTGCCGGTTCCGGCGAAGGCCGGGGTACCAGAAATGATCTTGGTGCCGGTGACCGCCAGGACTCCAGCCCCTGTGAAGGTGACGGACGCGGTGACTGAGGTAGCTGCCGACACCGTGAGGGTGCCCGCCCCTGCCAGGGTCAGAGCCCCGGTACGGAGCACCGTGGCAGTAACGGCCAGCGTTCCAGTACCTGTCAGAAACACGGTGCTGGAGATTGTCTGAACCCCGGAGACCGCGAGCGCCCCGGTACCGGCCAACGGAATGGCCCCGGTGCGCACGGTGTCCGCGCTCACCGTGCAGGTACTGGTCCCGACCAGGGTGACCGCTGCAGAGATGACGTCCGTGCCGGACACTGTGAGGGTTCCGGTGCCTGCCAGCGCCAGGACCGGCAGGAGTACCTGGGACGGCGCAACGGTCAGGGTTCCGCCGCCCGCAAGGGTGGCGGAACTAGAGATCGTTTGCGTCCCGGCTACGGCCAGCGTGCCCGCACCGGTCAAGGGCAGGGATGCGGACCGCACCACCGTGGCCGACACAGCCAGCCCGCCAGCTCCGGCCAGCGCAAGAGAGCTGCTCAGGGTGCCCGCGCCGGTAACTGCCAGTGCTCCGGCACCGGCAAAGGACAAAGACACAGGGTGCGTGAGGAGAGGAGTAACCGTAAGGGAACCGGAACCCGCAAGCGGAACGGCCGGTAGGACCGTCTCTGTTCCTGCAACTGCCAGGGTGCCAACTCCGGCGAAGCCTAAAGACGGCAGCACCGTGTCTACAGCAGTAATACTCAGATCGCTGCCGCCGTCCAACGGGACGGTGGCGGTGACCTCTACGCCACCTCCGGCAGCCTTGATCGCCACCATGTAGCCACCGAAGTTAGATACCGCTCCGGTGGGTGAGAACGTGATGGTACGAGTGCTGGTCACTCCTGTGTTTACTGGTTGATTGAAGACGGTCAATACAGATGAAGAGACTGATGATCCTGACGAATTGGTAGGAAGATCGACTACTTCTGTACCAGCAGACCAGGATGATGTCACCGGAGTAACCACTGCAGCAGCATTAAGACTGCCGAATCCGTACAACAGACAGTTGTCCGTGGCAACCGTGACCGAAGGAAGCGCCTGAGAATCTGCCGTCGTTCCAGATGGTGTTTTCCAAGCACCGTAACTGTCCACTGGAGCAGACAAGTCCGCTCCAGTCACTCGCTGGCAGGACACCACGATCCGACCGGAAGTGGATCCCGATTCCCAAGCCCACGTTGCAGGCAGAGCCGCCAATGCAGCGGCGTCCGGGATCGGGACGTAGTACAAGCCGGACGGTCGGCGGTTGGTATCCCCGGTGAGGTCGTAGTTCGGGCCCATCCGCACTGGCCCGGCAGGAGTGGTGAATGGGGTGATCGTGCCAACCTGGGTCTGGAACCCGACCGCAAAGACGAGCAGGTCACCGATGCTGGCATTCGCCGGAGGTGCGATAGAACAGGTCAGGGAGCCGGTGACGAACGAGGTGGTGATGTTCCCGGCACCAGTAAGACCCGTGACCCTCGTGGTGATGGAAGGGGTAACGATCTGGCTAGGAACCTGCTGTGAAGTTGGCAGATAAGGGGCGGTGTAACGAACCAGAACTGCCATTGAGTCACCCCCTCACGGAATCAGTGGACCGAGGGTTACTCAGACCAGCCCCAAGTTACTTCGCAAATCTGTCCGGTGCCGGTGGACACTACAAGGGCGAGCCCGTTGTTCGCTGTTGCGGGGATGATGATGGGGTTGGCCTGGAATGACAGCACCACACCGGACCCGATGGATGCACCCAGAAGGAACCGGTAAAGGTCACCGCTGGTGATGGTTGGAGCTACCGTGTGAGTTGTGTACACGATCCCGTTCGACGCTGCATCAGCGGCATCCAATGGCATGCGGGACTGTGCGGTGCCTTGCGTTCCTGCCGTCGTCACGCGAACCAGTTTTAACGACACGGCAGTTGCCGTTGTGTTGAACACTGACAACGACATCAATGCCATCCGATCCGTTGCCGCCCCGTACAATGACGAAATCGGCAACGTCGTAGACCCAGCGCTCGTCAAGTGTGACGCCGTATACGAAGTCATGGTTCTCCTTCAAGGATTAGATTCGGTATGCCATCACAAGATCCGGCAGCGCAGCCGGTGCACCACCCGCGAGACCAGTGAAAGCGATCTGTACGGCGTCCCGATCGTTCGCGGTAGTTGTCCAGCTCAGATTAGTGGTGCCAGTCGTAGCCGTGGATGACGTCACCTTGTATCCATCGACGGTGCCACAGGTCGTAGAACCGGCTGCAGCTGAGAATCTTGACAATAAAAACGTGAACGTATTGTCAACCGCGCCGCCTGATGGTGTGCCACCGGCGAAGCTGTGCAACCCGGCGATGGCAACGACTAGACCGTCTGTCGTCGTCGGAGATAGACCCGACGTAGCTACGGTGGTCGCTAAGTTCGCAACCGTGGTGAACCCTGCACCGATCTTGTCGTAGGTCCCGCTGATCTCCAGTACCGCCAACGCAGCGACGTTCGCCCCGTTCGGGGTGAACGTCGTGGTTGCGCTGTCACCGGACACCACCAACCGGGTCCATACATAGAACCCCTGAGCGCTGACCTGCGCCAGGCGCTGCGTGTAGACCAGCCCGGACCCAGCGAACGGAACCGCTGATGACGTAGTGTCCGATGCCATGATCGCCAGCAGGGTGTTCCCGGCGGTCGGTGCCGACCCCAGCACCACCGTCGCGGGAGTGGTAGTGGTGAGCGCTGAGTTCGACTGGACTACGGACGCAGCCATCAGCTACGCGTCGTCAGGGTTGAGCGTGATCGTCGGTATGTCCGTCCGCAGGGTGAACCCCAGTGCATTGACCTGCGCAACCGTTCGGGACCTACCTGCCGCCGGGCCACCTGTCACAGGATCACCCTGACCGACCGTAACCGGGACCAGCTGACCATCCGGCCGGGTAAGGGTGATCCTCGCGTTCTTACCGGATAGATTCGTCATATCCAAGCAGAACCCACGCGGGCCGTTGATCAACGGTTGTTCCCCCAAGGGTGCGGCGGCGTCGTAGTAGACCAAGATGGTGACCAGATCGTTCGACATCTGGATGAACCCGGTATTGACCGGCATTAGGTGCACACTCCTGTACCTCTAGGATTCAGTCCCAACAAGTGCACCAATCGCAATCGTGCAGGTGTCCCCAGCGTTGACCGTCTTGCCCAGGGTGGTGGGGTTGAAGTTCATCCGCTTGTTCGTGCCTGCGGTGGAGTCCACGATTTCATTCCCAGCCCAGGTACCGGCCGGGGAATTCGTCACCGTGACGGCAGCGGTATTGGCCTTGCTCGCGGCTGAAGCCGGAGTGGTGAAGTTTCCGGACAGGGACACGCCTCCGACTGCGCCACCAGCGGAGTGCGTGTAGCCGCCGCCGGTTGACCACTCGGTGCCCTGGGTGCCAGCGGTGGACACCGTGGACAGGAAGATGACCTTCAGCGGGCCGGTGTAGGTGGCGATCGTCAGGGTGCCGGACGCGGCACCGTTGTACTCGAAGTCCAGGATGTCGTTGGCAAATGTCGTCGCTTTGCTCACTGAAGAACCTCTTTCGGAGACTGGATGAACTTCAGCAGTTCATCGCCACGAAGGCCGCTGACGCAAGCCTGAATGATCTCCGCCGCTCGGGGGTCGGTGCTCGAAACGTACTGCTTCTCGGACACGGACATGCAGTCGTGGTGCTTCTGGACTGTGCCGTCCGACCACTTGGGGTGGTCGTCGGTTGCACCACACTGATCACAGGTGGTTAGAGTCCGCGCCATATCCGGTCCTTTCGTTCGCGTCTGATGTTACGCGGTGGGATGGTCCAGTCGTGGCACCCAGACACCGTTGACCGCAACCCAGGACAACTGGGGGCGGACGGAGATGGTGGCGTCATCGGTCAGGGTGCTGGCACCAGCCGTCACGGTGAGCCGGATGACGACGTCGCAACCGGCTGCTCGGGCCGGTGCCGTGAACTGCACACTCGGACCCGTAGGGATCAGCGTGACAGTGGGCGCTTCGTTCGACACCTGCGCCCAGGAGTAGGTACCGATTCCGGTAGCTCCGAGCGCGGTGATCGTGACCATCGTCAACGGCTCCACGATCTGTCCGCCACCGGCATTAGCCACCGGAGTACCGGCCAGCAACCCGAGGCCATACACTTTGGCCCGCAACGGGTTTCCACCAGCAGTGAATCCATTGTTGAGACGAAGTCCGTAGACCTTGGCCTTCTTGCTGACTCCGCCGCCAGTGATCTTCAGGCCATAGACCTTGGCCTTCTTGGTGGAAGAACCGGTGAGTTTCAGGCCATAGATCTTCGCATGGGTAGTAGACGACCCCGTGAGGTGGAGTCCGTGGACGACCGCGCGGTTGGTCACTGAGTTGCCGTGATCTCAATCCGGATGTCGGTCAGATCCGCAGCTAGGGCAGCATCTTCCCCAGTGGAAAAATCGAATGATACCGGCACCGCAGATGCGGTGGTGTTGGTGAAAATCTTCTGCGCGGTCAGTGCAGTGGTGCCCTGGAACACCTGAGCAGTGAAGTTGCCGGTAGCGCCGGAGACCCCGAGACCAGTGACCGAGTCCACCCACTGAATGAAGAACGACACCGAAGCGTGGCCGGATGCCGGTGCTTCCATGTGCACGATGATCGAGTTCCCAGCGGGGGCATCCGGGGAGATGTCGTAGCCCGAACCGTCCGGATCGATCAAACCGGCAAGTGGGGTTGCTGCATCTCCGGCAGCGGCCCAGGCACCGGCGTTGCTGATCAATCGGTCCGGCTTGGCTGGGACACCGGAAACCTGCTGTACCAGCAAGTATGTCGTCTGAGAGACAGAAGAGATACCGTCCGAGACTGTGACTACCACCGTGTAGGTGCCAGGAGTGGTCTGGTTAGCGATCGTCACGGTGGCCGTGGTTGCTCCGGTGATGCCGGTGGACAGTGTGGTGCCGTCCGGCTTGGTGATCACCCAGGAGTAGGTAAGTGGGTCACCCTCAGCGTCAGTTGGAGCTGCGGTGAAGGTGGTGGCTCCGGCGACCTGCACCTTACGAGCAATGGTCGGAACAACAGGAGGCGTGTTTCCACCTGGCGTCCCGAGCCCAGAGGACGCGCCTTGCCGAGCCGTCAGATACTTGAACTGGACGTTCGGGAACTGGGTGGAAGTGGTGATCTTGCCACCGCGCCAGGTGCCGGGGACCGTGGTGCCGTTATTCTGCGCAGCTCCAGTGGAGATTGAGGACAGGGTGGTACCGGCAAGGTTTCGGACCGTTGCGAACAGGGTTCCCGTTGTGGTGGTGACGTTCTCGAACCCGATTTCAATGTCGTACCAGGTATTGAGTACCAGGATGTTGGCACCTGTTGCCGGAGCCGACACTGTATCCAGCGCACCGACCTGCATCAGCAGTTTGAGAACTCCGGTAGATGTGATCAGCGCGCTGAACAGGTTGGTGCCGCCGCCGGAGGAGGCCACTTGCACGAACGAGAAATCAGCAGTCGGCATGGTCTCGAACAGCACCAGGAACCGGCAGGTGAACTTGTTTGGGTTCGTCGGGTCCGGGGTCATACCAGTGAACCCGAAGACGTTGACCGCCCCGGTGATGTTGGTCAGTTTCAGGGCTTTAGTGCCAGGGGCTGTACCGGAAGTAACGAATGTCGCAGTCGCTCCCCCAGCGGGTACCGTCACCAAGTTCGGCTGGTCCGGAAGTGGGGCGTTCGCCGTAGTGAGTTGGGTTCCTGCTGCCAGCGCAGACTGCGCAGAGAACCTGTAGTCAATGGTCACGGTGAAACTCCCGGAGGCAGGATAAGACGGAGGGGCTCATAAACGGCGTAGACCTGTTGCAACGCATCCTTCATCGGAGACCACCCAGTAAAGCGGTACCGCGCCCCTTGTCGCACCACATCTTCGACGTATACATCGAAGCGTTCCCAATGATCATCTGCTGGGCCACCGATGAACTTGGCTTCATAAGAACCGTCCTTGTTCATCCGGTGGCGCTTCCCGTTGCGAACTGGGTGGTCTCGTCCTTGATGACCCCACCGTTGACCGCCTGGAAGACACGCGGTAGACCAGTCCACGCACCACCCTTGGTGGCCACGTCGATGTCAGTGATCTTGGCCTTGCCACCGGACTTCACGTACAAGAACGGAACCGTTTCTGCAACAGCGGGAGTTGACGCCCGGTCGTAGTTGCAGTCGTGGATCCGGACCTTGGCGGTCACCCCTACTTCGATGACACCCAGGTCGGTTTCATCTGGATGCCCGGTTGGGTTGGCCATCGCAAAGTTGATCGAGGAATCCCGCAGGCCCATAAACCCCGACTTGACCTTGATCAGTGACCCGTAGCAAGGATCTGCGGTGTTCCTGCCCTCGCAGCGGAGCTTGTCGATGCGTAGGCCCGCTCCGAAGCTCGGGGTCCCGGTTACCTCCAATGCCCTCCACCCCTGATAGGCAGTGAAGTAGACGCCGCCAATAGGTGACTTCTCCAAGGACGCAAGTCGCATCAGGTACTTGCCACCTCCGGTGGCCGGAACATCCCCATTGGACAAGTTGCACGAGGAGTTGATCCAGAACGCGTTGTCCGACCCCCGGATGTGGTACTGCGAATCCTGTGGGGTGGTGGTGTTCCAGTCACCGGACGTGACGCACAGCGTCAGCGCGGCGAAGTCAGTGGGCATTCCGATGACGTGCTTCATCGAATCGAACATGAGATTCCGGAACACCCAGCCATACGCGGTACCTGCGCTGCCGGGCTGGTGGAAGAACTGCTCGGTACCGGAACCCTGGAAGCTGATGTCAGCCACCAGACCGTTATAGGTGGTGGTCGCGCCAACCAGGAAGGATGCTGGTCCGATCCCACAATTCAAGGTGACCTTCGTCAGTTGCTTTTTCCGGTGGAACCCGACCACCGGGTTGCCAATCAGCCGAAGACCGTCGTATGTAGGGTAGGTGTTGTTAAATGTCCAGTTGATAGCTGGTTCCAGCAGGATCGCTGGGACGTAGGTCTGCGCGGCGGCGTAGGAGAAGGCAGCCGCCAGCTTCTGGTCATGGGTGCCGGTGAACTGGGACAAGGAGATCGTTCCACCTAGGGCACCGACGTTCACCGTGTTGTTCCCGGGGATCAGGTTGAACGCCGCATTGGCGGTGTCCTGCGCAGCCTGCGCCTTGGTCTCCACTGCAGACAGCCGGGCGATGATGGTGTTGACATCAGCGGCGTACAGCGGATCACTGGGAACGTAATTCGGATATGGCATCTACTTCAGCACCCTCGTTCCATCTAGTTTCGAAGCCGGGTTGTCCAGTGTTACCTCGGTGACTGTCGACGGAGTAACCGGAGGCACGGTGAACGGTGGTGCTGTAATAGGGGTCCGGCCGGGAGCGACCCAGTAGTTCCCACGCAGGGTGTACCGAATGAACCTGGAATCAGGCAAGAACCTCCACCTCCCAGAAGTCCCCGTCATGGGCGTTCAATCCGCCGCCCAGGCTTGGTGGGGTGTTGGCTGGGAAAATCCAGATTCCCTTGATGTCGTTGCGGGCGGTGAGCCTCGGGATCATGGTCCCGGTCGGGGACTCCATGTAGCACGCTGTCCCAGCGGGCATCTGATCCCAGGAGATAAGACCGGACACCAGGGTTGGGACCTCAGTGAGACCGACAGCATCGATTGCCTGCCGAGCGGCTGTCTTCCGGTCCGCGAGAGTGGACCCGGCTGCGGTCAGTACCCCGACGCCGACGTCGGTAGCTCCGGTGATCTGTGTGGCGGGGTTGATCGATCCGGTAACTCCGCCGCCGGAGACACCAGCGAGCGCCGTGTTCATCTGCGCCCGAGTGACAGGGTTGTCATCGGCAGTGGCGGCTGGGATCTTCGGGGGGCTGGTGAGGGTGAGGACGCCGTCCTTGGACTCGTCCCCGGTCTTGTGCAGAGCAGCTGATTCAGCTGCTTTGGAGTTGAGTGCATTGGTGGTGGCTGCCGCATCTGCGGCAGTTCCGGCAGTAGTACCAATCACCAAGTTGCTGCTGCCAGTACCCGCTCCGAGCACGCCACGCATCAGGCTGGCCGACGCCGGACTACCACCGATCAGGGTGGCCACCAGCTGTTTGCCGATATTCGACATCCCGGTGATCCCGGTGAGATCGGGGGTGCCTCCACTTCCGCCACCAAGAATCTTCTGCCCGGCCGCGTTGTTGACGTCCCCGTCCGCGTCCAGTGCCGCCACACCACCGGCTTGCCCACGGCGTATCCCGGCTACCGCCTGCTGAGCTGCTGCCGCGCTTGCCGCCGCGTTCGCGGCAGCAATCTCCGCCTGCGTTGGGGTGGAGCCAGCAGCAATCCGCTGCGGGGTGAGCGTGGCGATGTCCACCACCGCGTCGGATTGCAGTGGTGTCCTGAACGCCCGGAAGTTGGTGGCACCCGGACCGTGGAAGGTGACCAGATACGGCCAGTCATGGGGCTGGATGTCAGGATCGTCGGAAGAGACGACCTTCGGGTTCCGGTCCAATCCCATCCCAGCGGGATCAAACCCAGCGTCCGGATCGGCCAGATACCCATCAGCATCAGTCTGCAGAGTGCGCGG